GAGACTGCTCAAATGATATCTACTGCTGTACGTAGTCAAGGTCATGATGTAGGCTACAAATCAGCCTATCCTAAGCATCCTATGACGATTTGGGTCAACAAATCTAAGAACAATTTTGCCTGGGCACTCGAGCATGGTCTTGCCTTAGGCGAAGAATATACACACCGATATAATAAAATTCATGCATCACATAAAATGCTAAAGATGATACAAGATTTAAAGATTAAGGGTAATGCTAATTATATGACTACACCACCACAATGTATGCCGGACGAGTATAAAAAAATTAGTTATGTTGATGCCTACAGAAATTATTATGTTGGCGATAAAAAACGTTTTGCTCGATACACGAATCGTAATGTACCTGAGTTTATGCAATGAAAGTAATAGTTATTCTATTACTAACCACGAACCTAACGGTCCAAGAAATACGCCTTCCGACTTATGGTCTTGATTGCGCTGCTATGGGTAACGCTTGGCGTGAAGCACACACCACGCACCACGGATCAGGGACCAACCAAGGCAACTATACAATGGAAGATAGCCTAATGTGGGGCTATTATTGTGAATAAACTAGGTTTGTCTTTCGTCTATTTCGTTACAAGCAAATTTAATAAATATTTTATTTTGATTAATATAATCATCACCCATAACACCCAATAAAGATAATGAGTCATTATAGCCTTGATACATACAGCTGGACCAGTCCTCAAATAGGTNTTTATGCTGAAAAGAAGGCTTACATTCACCCGCTAGGGCTGAACAAATAATGATACTTAATACTATTTTCATCTTGACATCCTCAAAAAATATCCTATATTATAATTTAAATGAAAGGAACAAATAAATGACTGATACAACAAAATATAGAAACGCTTCGCTAACTCATGATACATATAACACTTTAACAAAGCTGTCTAAAGTTTTATTACCAGACGCGAAACTATCAATAAGTAAAACAATTGAAGCATTAGCGAATGAGAAAGCAAAGAAGTTAAATGGTAAAATTAAAAAAGTATAGTATACACAAGGCTATCTGTGATACATGTGATGGCAATGGATACGTAAAAATTATTCAAAAAGGAACGCAGGATCACGTTCGACAATGTTGGGAATGTGATTCAGAGGGAGAATATTATGTATATAATTCCAAAAAAGATTTGTCGGTTGGTGATCATCCTTATGATTTCAATACTGACAAATTCTTGCACTGAGTTTGCTCTCCTAGCTAGTGGAGCAAGTATTGCAGGAACACAGAATGCTTACGTCAAAGCCTATAATGGCGTTGACGTATTGATGATAATGAAAACAGAGAAAGATATAAAAAAACATATATATGACACCATTAAAACAAATAGAAGCCTTAAAACAAACGATTAAATATTTTCGTTCAGAAATAGGGCCGCATGATTGTGGGTGGATGCACACTACCATAGACGGAATCAAACATAGAATTCATATTTTAAGAAAGGAGATACGTGACAAAAGAAGTGGCAAAGGGAATTAAAAAACCAAAATGGGATGGAAAATCTAGAATCTCTAATAAAGTATATCGCCGTCGATTCAATGAAATTTTCAGTAGAACTGAGCAAGATAAAATTAATCGTAAAGAAGCCAATCAACGCTATTATAAGCTAGACGAAAATAAAGAACAAAGAAGAATTAAGAGTAAAGCCTACTCTAAACGAGACTATGTTAAAGCCAAGGCTCACGAGTACTATATTGCTAATAAAATGCACTGGGGAGAAAAAAATAAAAAAAAGTGGGGCGGTATGCGCCAAGAAAATGAAGACATTAAAAAACTTCACGAAGAATGGGCAAAGGAGAATGGCTATCGATGAAATGCTGGCATTGTAATAAAGAACTGATTTGGGGAGGAGACCATGATATCGAAGCGGAGAACGAGGATTATGATTTTGTCACCAATCTATCCTGTCCTAAGTGTCATTCAATCGTGGATGTTTATCATCCCTCAATCAAACTTTTAAAAGAATACAAGGATTCTGATAAGGATAAGGAAAGAATAAAAAAAATTAGTCGAGATTATATAAAAAAAAGAAAAAAGAAGAGTAAATGTGGTTATGGATAAAAAATTTTACAAAATTATATACGATTGTATTGTGACGGGTCAAGTCTCTTCTGATCGTATTGCTAAGTACTTGAAAGATAAAGGTTTTTATAAGTATTGGAAGAAGCGTAATGCATTATAAAACTTCAGAAAAAAAGAGAGAATACTATAGAAAATGGGCAGCAGCAAATCCAGAGAGAGTAAGAGAAATCAAGAGAAAATGGTATGCAGCAAATATAGAAAAAGCAAGAGAATACTATAGAAAATGGGCAGCAGCTAATCTAGAAAAAAAAAGAGAAGCCAATAGAAAATGGAGAGCAGCAAATCGAGAAAAAGATAGAGAATATAGTAGAAAATGGAGAGCAGCAAATCCAGAAAAAAAGAGAGAAACCAATAAAAAATGGAACGCAGCAAATCCAGAATATTATAGAAAATATGTGAAACATAGATGTGCGACCGATCCTAATTTTAGGCTAACAAAAAACCTGAGAACTGCGCTATGCAACACTTTACAAGGTAGAGACAAATCAGCTTCAACTATGAAAATAATTGGTTGTACGGTTGAGGAACTATTCAAGCATTTTGAGTCGTGTTCAACGTGGGAGCCTTGGATGACACGAGAAAGTTATGGTAGAGGTGGTTGGGATGTAGACCATATTATACCCATTACTAAGTGGGATCAAAATTGTCCCGTGCAATTTGCTAAATGTTGGCACAAGAGTAATCTACAACCTATGGAGCATATTGCTAATATTAAAAAAGGAGCTAAATGAAAAAAAGTAAAAAGTATTCTTATATATCAGGAAAACAAGTCACGGACTCCAAGACCGGAACACGATTCTATGACTTTGCGGGTGTTAAACTTCCCTCGGTGACGACTATCCTTGCAAAGACCAAGAATCAGGAGTATCTAACGGCTTGGAAAAAAAAAGTTGGACATGAAAAAGCAGAATCAATCAAAAATATTTCTTCTCAGCGAGGGACAAGCATGCACAAATTCCTTGAGTCTCATATCACGGACATTGGCTACGATGATCTTACGCCAATCGGACGCGAGGCGCGGCCCATGGCCCAAAAAATTATTGAAGTGGGTCTTGCACCTGTTTCGGAAACCTATGGTTCAGAAGTTATGTTACATTACCCTGGGTTGTATGCTGGGAGTACTGATCTCGTATGCATGCACAATGACATGGAAACTATTGTAGACTTCAAGCAATCTAATAGACCGAAGAGAGAAGAATGGATTGAGGATTATTATCTGCAAATTGCAGCCTACGCCATGGCTCACGATGCCTATTACGGTAGCGAGATTCGTCAAGGCGTTATCATGATTTGTACCCCTGATTTATATTACCAAGAATTCCGGATCACGGACCAGGGACTAAGATCTTATAAGCATCTATTCCTGAAGCGACTGGACCAGTATAATGAACTAATTCACGATGAGAAAGAACAAGCACAGGTTGATACAACCACACTTTTGGAGCAGTTCGACAAAGACAAAGTGTCTTAAATGTGGTTTAAATGTGTTCAAAATAAGGCATAAGACAGATTCTGTATATGCAGCTAAAAAAAAATAAAAGTTTTTTAAAAAACTATCATAGAAAAAGTGTCTTTTTGTACAAATGGCTTAGAAGTGTTGGTACACAACAATAATGTCTGCCATTTGGTGCAAATAAAAAGTGTCAGGTGACAGATTATAATGTCACATTTATAACAATTGTATACTTATGTCGCAATAGCTCTATCCAGCCCGTAAACTTTTCGAACTTTTGGTTTTTCTGTTTTTTTTTACATACATATACAAAATTATAAATTATAATTAATTATGCCTAAAAAGAGAAAAACAACAAAGAGATCAAAGAGACGGATTAAGAACAAAAAGATAATTCCTTTAAATTTAAAATCTTTAGGGTCTGATATCTCTAAGTATCCTTTCGTGGTCATAGAATGGCTTGATATTGAAGGTGATGCGGGTTGGTCTGATACAAGATCATTAAATAAACTTTCATTACCTGTGTGTGTATCTAAGGGTTATCTTGCTAGTCAAAAGAATGGTATTACTAGAATATTTACTGATTATATAAAAACGAAAGATAAAGAAACATTTGAGACTATTGGCAACACAACTATCATTCCAACATCAGTGATTAAATCTATTCGGAAGATCCATTAGAAGCGGGTAAAGATTTAGATGGTTTCTCGTCTACAACCCCTTCAACAACTTTTGGATTTAAAAGAGGTTCGTAATCGTGTAAAATTTGTTTCATTTTGGCTTCTAGTTGTTCCTCTGTTAATTCTTCTAATTTCCCATGTTTTATTATTTTTCTGTCTATGTATAGCCCTGCTGCTTTGCCTCGGGACACTTCAGCGTTTACTGCTGAGGAAAAACTTCCCTTTTTTAAAGCCGCCTGTTTAATTCTATCTAGTTCAGCCACATGTTTTTCATAATTAACTTCAAACTTGCTACGTCTCTCTTCTTTAAGTTCTCCTATAAACTTTGCCACTAGGGGTGATAGCCTTGGATTCATTAGCTCGCAGCCTTCTTGTTTTGCTCTCTTTGGGCTGTAGCCGGCAAGCTTTGCTGCTTCCATTTGTGTCATCATACCTTCCGGTCCACCAAATACCATGTATTCAGCAAATCGTTTTTGCATTTCAGTTAATCTTTTTGGAACTCCCATACTTGACAATTTAAGGTAACTATCCTATAAAGTCAATATGAAAGATGAAGACAAAGGTCCATTAGATTTAACTTTTTTGATTGAAAGTCATAAAAAAGAATTATTTGAATACCGGAAAAAAGAATCTGAGTGGATACGAACTCAAAATCAGTTGGATGGCAATAAACAAATTATCAATGAACTTTCTACGAAACTAATTGAAATGGGTAAGGTTAATCTTGGGCTGAAAAAGAAGTTAGCTGAAGCTGAAGGAGAGACCTCTCTTGTTAAGGCTATTGGAATAAATTCTCCGGAAATGAAAGCACTTCAACAAATCAATGAAGATCATAAAAAAATTAATGGAGACTTACAAATGTCCTTGACAAATTTAGAACAAGAGAATATAGAAATTCACACTGACAACATTAAGTTGTCACGACAAATAGAAGATTTACTCACCAAGCTAAAGAAATATTAATGAGAGTACAAGACCTACAACAATTTTTATCTAGTTTTACAGAAGGCTCTGATGCAGTGAAAAATGCTGTAATTCTCTGTGAAGTTAATGGTACTTTGTACGATGTAAGAAGAATGGAAGTGCATGAAAATTCTGCTCCCATCATAGGACATAAGGGGCATACTGCTCATAGATTAGTTTTAAAAACTGAAAAACCATCATCTATTATTCTGCCAGACAAGTTAAATAAAGACTTTTAATGCATGACGTGGTTACCTCAATAAAGACATGGGTCCAGAGGCAAAATTATATCAAAAACTTCGAAAAAAATCATCCGGGATTTCTTGGACAAGGCTTGAAAACCTTAGCTTACTTGGTTGCCCTGATCTATTGGGGTATAATACTTTTGGCCACTTTTTTACAGTTGAGTTAAAAGTTACTCGA